CCAATTTTGTATATTTTAATAAATAGTATTATCTTTGTTTATTAATTTTTAATGAAAAAATTTATATGAGAAAATATACCAAGGAAATATTCATAGAGAAAGCCATTAAACTATATGGTGAACGATATGTACACGACAAGGTTGTCTATATTAATTCTCAAACGAAGATATGTGTTATCTGTCCCGAACATGGTGAATTTTACGTCAGACCCGCCGATTATCTGCGTGGTTATGGGTGTCCTAAGTGCGGTAATCTGAGGAAAAACAAAAAATTGTCATTGTCACAAGACGAAGTTATCAAACGTTTTAACGAAAAACACGGAAACGTATATGATTATTCGAGAGTTAATTATAAAAATATGGATACCAAAGTTGACATCATATGTAAGAAACATGGTGTTTTTAAAATGTCACCATTGAATCATTTACAAGGTCAAGGCTGCCCTAAATGTAGTGGTATACACTTAACAACGGAAGACGTCATAAGTGAATTTCGTGAAATCCACGGAAATAAATACGATTATTCAAGTTTCATTTATAATAAAATGTACGAAAAAGCTACGGTAATCTGTCCTATACACGGAGAATTTAAAATTACACCATCAAAACATCGAATAGGTCAAGGCTGCCCTAAGTGCGGAATAATAAAAAGGTCAAAAAGTCTATCTTACAACGATGAGGCATTAATTAAACGTTTTAAAGAAATACATAAGGATAAATACATATATAATAAAACAGAATTAAATGGTAATTTACATAATAGAATAACAGTGACTTGCCCTATACATGGAGACTTCGAACAGATAGCACAATCTCATTTACAAGGTTACGGTTGTAAGAAATGCCAGACAAGTAAGCTTGAAGAACAGATAAAAGATTTCTTATCGAAAGAGAATATTGATTTTGAGCAACAAAAAACCTTTAGTTGGCTTAAATATAAAAACCATCTGTATTTAGATTTCTATCTATCAGAATATAATATTGCTATTGAATGTCAAGGAATACAGCATTTCAAACCAATTGACTTTTTCGGAGGTGAGGAATCTTTTGTTAAAACCATCAAACGAGATGAGACTAAACACAGACTATGCCGTGAACATGACATCGACGTTATTTATTTCAGTAACGGCGATAATTATGAAGGTAATTTTTCGATTATTAAAACATTAGAAAATTTAAGAGAAACATTATATAATTTAAAATCAGACAAAAAATTATTATGAAAACAATAACTAAAGACACTATAAAAAGTATCTGAATTGTATTCCATATTGAAGAACTTGAAATATTCTCGATTTATAACTGATAAATTCTCGTTTAATAAGGATGTTAATAACTATCGTATTTGTGGATACACATATAACACGATGGTTAAAATGTTTTCAAAACGAATTCAAAGACTTGAGAAGAAAATGAAAAACATAAAAAAGAATTTTAAAGTACGAATTAAATAACTTTTATTCTAATGATTGACAAAGATACTATTTTAAGAAATGTGATTAAAATTCACGGAGATAGATATAACTACGATAATATTACAGATATTAACAATGTAAATGAAAAATTACATATAATTTGTCCTGAACACGGAGATTTTTATCAGACATATTGGAATCATATTCATCTCAAACGTGGGTGTCGAAAATGCGGCTTTCTTAGGAATATAGAGACAAGAAAACTAACAAATGAAAAATTTATCCAAAAATCTAAATTAACTCACGATGATATCGAAAACTATGATTTCTCAGAACTTGATGTCGGCACAAAGGATGAAAAGGGAAGAATCATTATAAAATGCAAGAAACATGGAGAATTCAAAATGAGACCTTCACATTTCATGGAAGGATGCATATGCCCATATTGCAACGGTTCTTCAAAGAAAGACAATGAAGTAAAGTCTGAGTTATCAAAAATTCACAAGTATCTAGACTTTAGTATAACAAAGTTTTCGGAGCACGATGAAAGATATAGAATTAAGGTCATTTGCCCCATACACGGAATTAGAAACTTAAACTACTATAGTTTAAGGAAAGGGCAAGGATGTGATTTATGCCGTTATAAAAAAGGTGGTCTTAAACAAAGAATGAGCTACAATGCCTTTATAAAAAGGGCTGAAGACACATTCGGTAAAGGTGCGTATATTTACGACAAAGACATTATGGAAAATAGAGATGATGACGGAAAAATTACAGTGACTTGTCCTGTTCACGGAGATTTCAAAGTATTATTGGATAACTTCTTGAATAGGCATTCCGGTTGCCCTATTTGTAATCAAAGTCATTTGGAAGAAGAAGTTAGACTATTTCTAATTAATAACAATATTGATTTCATTCAGGAAAAAACGTTCGATTGGTTAAAAGATAAAAACAATCTATTTTTGGATTTTTATCTCCCTAACTTAAATACCGCAATCGAATGTCAAGGAATACAGCATTTCAAACCAATTGACTTTTTCGGAGGTGAAAATAATCTATTAATAATTGAACGTAGAGACGACTTGAAGTATCGTCTATGTAGAGAACATAATATTAAACTACTGTATTTTGCTCATAATAATTTAGAATACCGTTACAATACTATAACATCATTAAAAGAATTAAAGGAAGCCATATTGTCTTGACTTCCTTTGTTATATTATTCAACAGGTTTGTTACCCGTCTGTGGCTGTTCAATGGCTTTATCTACCATATTCCATATCTTTTTCATCGTGTCATATTGAGGACAAGTTGGTCTATCTGCCAATCTATTTATTACACTTAGGGCAATTTTTCTTATCTGAGTGAGTTCTTTCTCGATACCAGTTATATCGTCGGAATTATTATCCTCTGCCTTGTCAACATCGTTATTTACGGGTGTCTCTTCACCAAAGCTTCCTTCATCATTTCCTCCACCGAAATCTTCTTCCTCATTCTCCGTATGAGGCATTACAAAATTCTCTAACGTTAGACTTTTATTTTCATCCAACATTAATTTCATTTCATTTATTGCTTCTCTATTCTTATTTTTCATTTGTATACAAAATTTAACTTATAAATAAATAGTCAGACTAACGAGAAATTATAGTTTCATTTCGAACACCATCGTTCCGCAATCATATATCCTCGGTATTCCACGTTCAAGCATTATCTCGTGTTCGGACTTGACTGAATCGTACCCTTGCTTTACAAGCTCACCCTTGCGGTACTTGAAACGATTCTCACGGTGTTGACCCACCACGTAGAAGTAATTCGGCTTGCTGTCGTGCGTGTGGGCGAAGCCCAACCTCTCGTACAGGTTGCCGACACTCCAACGCTTGTCAGCGTAGGTCACGATTCGGTGAGGTTTTACCTCACTAATGAAATGTTTGAGCAACTTGCTTGCCCCACCGACGACCGACGTGTCCAACTTGTTGCAGAAACGCAACAACTCCCACGTGTTGTCGTAGTTCTCGTTGTACTTCCTCTGCTGACGGGTCTTTCCTAATGTCATTAACGAAACGAGTTCTCCGTTATAATAAAGTCCGTAATGGTACTTTGCCTTGCAACGTCCCTGTATGTGATTATCATCAAGGAACTGCATCGCAGTCCTTGAATCAACGTCACGTACCTCGCACTGACGTGCGTACAGACGGCCGCTTGTCTTCCCGAGGATATTACTGAGCATCGACTTGATGATTTGTGGCTTCTCAAGCCACTCATCCTCGAATATGTGGATTAGACGAACACCCTTCTCGGCACATTTTTCAGTCTTATCTAAATGATAGTTAAACGCCTTATCTTTAAACTTCTCACTATGCCATATAAGTCCATCATATTCTATTGCGATTTTCTTTGACGGTATATAGATGTCGAGTTCTTTTGGCCTTAATATGTTTCTATCTCTTCGAATTAAATCAGTGTTTCCAAAATTTTTAATTGCTTCAGCAATTTCGTCCTCTGCCTTGGATAGTTTAACACTACATTTAGGACAGCCACAACCCTGTAGGTGGTCATGTATCGTTTGTATAAACATTCCATGTATTGGGCACGTTATTTTCATCTTACAATCAACCCCATTATAGTCATCAAGACAATATTTATATTTATTATTATGTAAATCGTTTGCCTTATTCAGAAATGTTATTTTATATCTATTTACTCGTTTTCTTCCTATATCATCCAATGCGCATTGTTTACAACCAAATTCACTATGTAAATGATCATAAGGAGTCATTTGTATTCTACCATGTATAGGACATATTATTGTTACATTAGTTTTATTATTAATATATTTAACTTCATCATATATAAATTTATTATTAAACCTTTTACTTCCTTCGTCTATTAATTTTTGTAATCCTTTTTCTCGTTCTTTTTTGTTCCTTTTTTCTTTAGCACACAATGGGCAGCCTTGACCTTTTAGATGATTTTGTGGTACCTGTTTAAATATACCGTGCTTAGGACATATAATTTCAACCTCTTTGTTCATTGACTGATATTCTACATTATCATAAATGTACCTTCCTTTATGTACTTCATTGAATCTTCGTATTATTTCGTCCCGTGTTATATGTTCATATTGGTTGTTTCCTAATTTTCTCATTTTAATGCATATTTTCATGAAATGCAAAATTACTATTATTTTTTAATTAAACAAAATTATTTAGATAAATTTAACAAAAAAAAAAAATAAAAGGTAATTTTTATTAATTACCTTTTATCAGTTGATTATATTTCATCAAAATTACTGCCGCTAGGAGTTATGACAAAACTAATATCGATGTATTCGAGATTTGGCTGTAATTTCAAATAAATCTTGGCAGGAAGTTCAAGTCTATCCCTTGCCTCTTGGCTATCATCAATTTCCAAACGATAATCAGTCAATCCTCTCTTGCTTCTAATGTCATCCAAAATAGGCTCTACGGCACTTCTGAATGACTTGGCAGTTGTATTATCATTAGGGTCGAATACAAGTCCTATACAAGCAATTGAAAGGAGTTTTCTAATCCTTACCAGCAGTCTTCTCTTGGAAATTCTGTTCATTTGGCTTTCAGCAACCTGTAAATTCTTATCACCCCAAATACGCATACCCTCGCTTGCAAACTTATTGATAAAATTAATACGTCCGCTATATAATTCATCTTGTTCGGATAGCTTAAGTACTTTCTTTGGATTTACGCCAGAAATTTGACCTCTTGAATAACCAGCGGCAGGGAACCAAGGATATGCCGTATTGTCAGTGTATGCAAAGTTCTTAACGACATCCTTTGTTGGTGGCAAATAAATGTATTGGTTATTGTCAGCATCGAATGTCTTAACCCAAGGATAATAAGTACAAGCGTAGTTACTGTCAATATCGCTATCATCGAGGTTATCCACTGCATCCACAGGTGTATACATCTCGCTCTCACTATCAGAAGCACCAAATGGCTTATCAGGTGTAGTAACAACGTAAACACAATCGGCACGTTCATTCTCAACCATATCAATTACCTCATCAACAAGCATCTTGTTATTTACATAATCAATACCTGGTGTTGCCAACACATTAATGTCGATGGTACTTGGATTAGCAAACTGTCTAATAGCTGACAAGTATGCATACCAGTCGGATGTAATCACTTTCTCGGTAGCATCGAAACCATAATTCTCAGGATCCTTAATTACATCAAAACTTGCGCCATGACCACTTGTAGTATCCAAATTACCACGATACTTACGATAAATGAAGTCATCGGTATTACTACGTGAAGAACGATAATAGTCCCATCCATCAAAGCCACCGTAGAATGCCATTGTGAACTTACGATAACGTTTATCCTCATAGATGGTATTCATCATTGTCTCTTCGTCACCTATACGTGGTTCAGTACCAAATTCAGTAGTGTTGCCTTTACCAACTGTTACCCACTGATAGCCTGTGATACCGTCTACGCTTACAGTTTGGGTAACGTTATCCTCTGTAACCTCACCGTTTTCATTAGGAGTACCGTTCAAAATTCTCGAATCCAAGTGGAATGAAGGTGTCAAACCTTGTGGTAAACCATTGTAAGCCTCAGCACCTTTGTATGAGAACACGTCAGCATCAATTCCCACGATATCAGACAAACCAAAATATTGTCTCGTGATACGTACATCGTCATCTACATTAGTATTGTATTCAACGTATGGATTTGCAAGTTTTGGGGCAACGCCGTCACCTACGACGCAACGTCCACCGTAATTTCTAACAGGATAACCTAAGAAACCGGCAGGAATTGAGTTCTTTGTTCGTTCGTTCTCATTAACCTCGACCGTAATGTAATTTGAACGTGTCTCATAACTCTCGTCTGTCGAGCCAATCTTGTATGCTATATAATTCTGTGACCCAGGAATAAGGTCACAACCTTTGTATCTCTCAAGTACCACAGGGGCATTATCAGTATCATAGAAACTACGTACTAAGACATCAAATGTACCGTTTGTAGGATCAATATTTTCGATTGATACCTTTACCTCAGTATTGGAAGCATTACCATCCGAAATAGTATTAAACCTAAACAACTTAGACAACTCTACGTGTTCGGCAGAACCCTTCATTTCTGATACGACCCAAGGTGTAGTTGCATAACGATACTGTTCCTTGTAATTGTTCATATCAAGAGTAATTGGATACACATCATCGGTGTCAAGAATATATGTCATACCATCGGAAAGTACATTAACAGCTTCACTGCATACTTCATTCTCAACGGTTGGAGTAGTCAATAATTCGGTCTTGAAATTCTTTCCATTGTCACCCGTATACTCTCCATAGTAATAATCTCTTGTACCATCAGACTTTGTGAAAGCAACAACTGTATAGATGTGTCCAGCAACACCATCAGCAGCGACCCAAGTCTTACCCTTATCACTTGATGTATGGATTTTCAAAGGCTTTCCGTCTTCATTATTCACAGACTCACTCTTGCTATAAAGATAACGTTTGCCTACATCTTTACGACGCAACATACTCTCATCCTCTACCAATAAGTCGTTAACAGCCTCGTGTGAAGGTATAATCCTTACTGGCTTATATGAATCAATTTCTTGTTTAATAGCGTCGATTTCTCCACGTTCAATTAACTGTTTTAACGCAACGTCATATAACTCTTCCACATACAATTCGGCTTCACCGTCTTCAGGATCGGTTCCCAATACGTTAAGAATATAATTTTTCTCATTTGGATTGAGAGTTACAGCATAGTTCTTTGTTACATCTTCGTTAGTAGTTACTTCAATGGTAAAAGTACCGTAATTGATTGCATTAACAGTGAAATCGCCTGTCACCGTACTATAACCAGGATTGCAATCATCACTTAGCGATAATGTTTTGGAAGCTTTCAAACTAACCGATTTTGCATAGTAAATTAACTTATCATATTCATAAACGTCTTCACAGATACCTTGTTCCTTATTAGCGGCTTTAACGAAGGCAGCTTTCTTATGTTCACCTCTTGAACGTAATACTGCAATTACTACTGGTTTTTCTTTCTTGTAGCCTAATGAAGTGCTATCAGGAGTTGAAGAATATGCACTAATGACCCAAGCAGGACCGGCATTAGTACCTGAAAGTCCTAATACCCTACACACTTGAAGTTGTTGAGATTGCTCCAAATAAGTTTTTGCGATATAAGGAAGCTCGTATTTTGGGTATTGACTGCCTTTGAATTTAGTGGTGTTTGTTCCTCCGAAATAAGTTTGGAACTGTCTCCAATTCTCTATCAAAATAGGTTGAAAGGCAGGACCTTTCACTGTTTCACCAACAACACCGAGAGTAGTAATACCCAACGATTTTGACGCATAAGACAAATCTACCTCCTTGGTATAAATACCAGGTGATACATGAGTTTGTCTTGCATTATTATTACTTGTATTTGCCATTATTCTGAATAATATATTCTTTATTTTTCACTTAATAATAAATATCACTTACAAACCGTAAAATTCGTTTTTGATAATATTTACTTTGGTAAAAAATGATGAAGTGTATCTTTTTGTTTTTGTGTTAATTTTAAACCATATTTATCAACAAGGTCAGAGACTGAAATATTCGGTGTATTGAAGAATATTGTCTCGTTACAGATGAAATTGAATTGTTCATTACTTATCGTATTACCAATTTCGTCCAAGAATGAATATACATCTTTCATATTTTTTTGAAATTTACGTATTTCAAACGTATCTGAGATAGTTAAGTCTATATCCCCATCAATTGAATCAATAATTTTTGAAAATTCAAGTATGTCAGAAATTTTTACCTTCATTCATGTATACTAGTATATTATTTATTTTTTAATATTATATATAAAAATAATTAAAAATTATAAAATATATTGATCTAGTATACATGAGAAAAATTAATCTATTTTTATTTCTTCAAATTTTTCTTTTTCATCATATACTTTCTCAGGTACATCCGAGACTTCATAGGTTTTATTTGGATTATACCCATGCAAATATACTACCGAATTCTTAAAAATGTCAACTACGAACAACTTTATTTTCACTTCATCCTCATTTTTTATCTTAAAACCATCCTTATGGTATATCATAGTTCCATTTATGAATATTCTCAGATTTCTAACATTGTCAGTTTTTATATTCTCGACGACAAAATCCGTATCAGACGTAAAGTTGGCTTTGTCTATTCCATTCTTGAAATCAATAGTCATATCAATGTTGGTATATTCAAAATCGTCAGTTTCATATTCCTCGATTGATATTTTAGGCTTCTTAGACTTTTCGCCTTCAGTCATCAAAATTATTCTTTTAGGAAACCTTTCAACTTGAAAATCGTCTTCATGAATTATATAAGCCATAACCTTTATCGAAACAGACTGCACATAAAACTTACGGTCTTCGATACTGTAAGTACTCTCATCATCGATTTGATCAATTACCATAGGGATATAATGTCCGTTAGGTCTTATGTAACATTGTCGTGATTTAAATAACTCATTTATCTTTTGGTTGAATAAATTAATGCTTTCAAATGTATTTGTAACAAAATTCACCCTATATGACAAATCCACTGAATAAGGTTGTTTCATCGAATACACCTCGTAGCTTTCATTTCCATTGTCATCCAACACAGTTCGTTGCAATAGTGTATATTTTCTTTCACCGGGGATATTCCAAAGTCCTCCTTGGTTATCGCCCGATGTCGGATTATTATCCCTACTTACAGTCTTGAAATTCATTAAAACATTGTTGTCTTCGTCTGAATGATTCCACGTTTGAGAATACTCGGAGAAACGTTGACTGCTATAAAGGGTAAATGTTGGTATCTTCTTCCCATTAACGATTATCTCGACCGTGTTTTCAACAAAATCAAAAAAAGCATTGTCAATGTCCTCATATTCTAAGGGTTTAGGTATTATAGGCGATTTATCCAATATTGTCTTTTGATAAGACTTTCTCACTTCATTACCGAAAGGTATATCGGAATACCTTATAGGTTGTATATATTTTTTAGGTTGCTTATCCATATCGTTTTATTTTCCATTAAATTCATCTATCGTAGTGGCTGTTGCCTCTATTTTTCTGTAGGCAGTCTTATATGCTCCAATGTAATTCGCATTTGCTGTATTAATTTTACCATCGTTAGTCACGACAAAGTATGACTTCCTATTGGTATCAATTTGGACAGCTATGTAGTCGCCCCTCTTAATGTCACAATGATATTTTTCAAGTGTACGGCATAATATTATACCTTCAAAATTACCACTGACTGAATATATGCCGTTCGCAGTTTTATTATCGTAAGACTTTACCTCGGATTCTTTAATCTCAAACATACAAGGTATTTCCCTTGGAGATTTAAATCTTACACCCCCATGAGCTTCATCCACTTCTTTGTATGTTGTGTTGACATTTGTTCGTTTTCTGTCCACCTCATATAGTATGATAGTCTGATTAAGGTCTTCCTCGAAATAATCTTCTACAAGACCACTTTCCATCTGAAAATCTTCCTCGGAATAAAACATACTATTCCTTCCTATCGGATTATATGTACCATTCATTAAAAATTATTAAATTCTTTACTAATAATTATCATTTTAGGAAATTAAGTAGTATATTTACCAAAAATATGAAAACTTGTGAATGAAAACCAATGCGGTAGATAAAGCATATGAAATAATCAAAATATATAATGGACAAAGCAATTACTTGAAGTACCTGCAATACAAGGTCATTAAAGGTCACTATTCACTTAGTGACTTCGATATCGAATACATTATAAACAACGAGGATTTTATTCCTTATGAATTGAATAAAACTGTAAAAATAAGCACTGACTTTGGTCAAAAATTGAATGAAAAATTCTTGATAGGATTTAATCCCGAAAAAATAAGAATTTCGACTGTCGTCGGCGAGATGGGGAATAGTTTCCATTGTTATATCCAATACAGACAAAGTGTTCCACCTGTATTGACATATGTGAACAAGAACAATATACTAACTCCATTGGAAACTGTCGATAGTAGTACGATAGAAGTCGATTTTGATTATTATGATAATATTGCAAAGGATGGCAGAAAACTGAAAAAACTTCAAAAGGAGGGGGTCAAGTTCTTGTTGGCAAATCGCAAATGCATCATGGCGGACGGAATGGGAAGTGGGAAGACAGTTCAGTCAATCGTTGCTGCTATGGCAAGCGGTTCAAAGAAAATATTAATAATTACGACTGCGTCTTTGAAGACTAATTGGAAAAGAGAGTTGTCATTATACAATGATGAAAATGATATTCAAATAATACAGGGTTCAAAAGACGAGATAACAGATAAAAAATATATAATAACAAATTATGATATATTAGATAGTTATTATGACTTGCCTCTCGAAACTGTTTATGAGACTGAATATGTATATAACGAAAATGGAGAATGTGAGGAGATAAGAAAACCTGTAATGGTTAAGACCAAAGATGGAAAAATGGTCGAAAAGAAAAAGAAATCCATTAGAAAGGACGTAATAAAGGAATGCTTGGAGAATAGTCCGTTGTTCTTAAATAAATTCGATTGTGTAATTATTGATGAAGCACAAAAACTGTCGAATAATTCCTCAACGAGGTATAAGGTTATATATGATTTTTTGAAGAGGGCAAATCCAAATTATGTATTCTTACTTACAGGTACACCTCTTACTAATAAACCAATTAATTTATATTATATCTTAAGACTAATAGATGCCCCGATAACAAGAGATTATCGTTATTTTATAAAAAGATACTGCGATGCAAAGACGTTTCATCTAAAGACAGGCAGAGAAGTGACGACGTTTAGCGGAGCATCTAATCTTGAGGAGTTGAGAGAAAAGATAAAGCATCTATACATACGTCGTCTGTTATCTGAAATGACCGATATGGTGGATAAAAACATAATCACAAAGACATACGATTTAAATGAGGCACAAAGAATAGAATATGAACGCCTATGGAAAGAGTATGTAGAGGCACAGACTGAGCAAGGGAACGATAATAGCGAACAATACAGACAACTTGTCGAAGGAATACTAGTAAGGCAATATTTAGCTAAACAAATGGTTGAGAATACGATAAAGTTAGTCGATGAAATGCTTGAAGAAGGAGGTAAAGTCATTATTGCTTGTACATTTACTGAGGAAATCGAGATGTTCAAGAAGTACTACAAAAAGAAATGCGTCGTATATGATGGAAAGATGACATCAAAGGCGAAGGACAAGGCAGAACAATCGTTCAATAACGACGATAACGTTAAGGTATTCATAGGGCAAATAATCGCTGCTGGTGTAGGACTTAACTTGGTAGTCGCCAATAAAATGGTGTTTAATAGTTATTCTTGGGTAGCTGCCGACAACGCACAAATAGAGGATAGAATTTATCGTCTCACACAGAAAAAGGACGTAACGTGTGTATATCAATTGTTCAATGATTCAATATCGAAACATATGTATGATACGGTGATAAACAAAAAGAATATGATGGATACAATAATTAAATCCGAAGCTAATAAATAATATGGAATATAAAAAAATTAGACCTAATACACTACCAAAACGTTTTGTTGCGATTGACTTTGAAACAATGGATAGTTGGAGAGCCACTATATGCAGTGTAGGAATAGCCGTTTTCGAGAACGGTGTAATGACTGATACCTATTATAGCTTGGTATGCCCACCATCAAAAGCTGAAAACTATCATTGCTATAAGATTCATGGCTTGCATTATAGAGACGTAAAGGATAGTCCTTCGTTTTCGGACATATGGCCAATGATTAATGAAAAATACATCAAAGATAGTCCTTTGGTCGCCCATAGTGCTTCTTTTGAAAGAGGCTGCATAACTGCGTATGGTGAAGCCTATGGCACAAAAACTGATTATGAATATATCGATACCTTGGATTTAAGTCGAGAAAAACTAACTTGGATTAAAGGTCATTCTCTTGATAAAACGTGTGAAGCCTTAAATTATAATCTAAAGCATCACCATAACGCATTAGAAGACGCAATTGCCTGTGGTGAGATATATGTAAGAATAAACAAATTAGACAATTTATTAAATGAGTGATGAGATTTTCAAAGACGATGTGGATGAAACTAATCTAAAAGTCGTCTATATACTTGACATAGGCAAAGATTCAGACAATAAGAATGTATATCATTTCTTATTATCTGAAAATGATGAGGACACTTTCTCGGAAGGATGGGATGAAAAGCCAAGTTGCAATATTAATCCCGAAATTTTGAAACCCGATAGTAGTCAATATGAATATATCAAACAATTAAAGACGGATATAAAGTTAGATTTAGCACAGTATTCTTGTTGTACCTCAATGATGGATTGCAAAGACAGAATCATAGCCTTGGCATACGAAAACTTGGATGAAGCTGAAGAATACCCCGAAGACGGACGCATCGTAATACATTTCGGAGAATATATTGATGATGTAGAATCAATGCTTGCCAGAAGAGATATGAGAATGAAATTCGTATAATAATTATTAATAAAGGCGAGACTTATTCATAGTTCTCGCCTTTAATGTTTAATTTCAACAAAGATAAACCACAATCGTATAAACGGTTACAATAATCATTATTGATATTAGTTCTACGTTTATTGTTAATAAGATAATAACAATTAGGCTTAATATTATTTACAAACTTAAAACCTAATTTATAAAATATATCACCATTATCCCATCTTCGGTCGATGTAAGTTATTATTTCTTTTGGCTTTATTTCCCTTATGAATTTATTTATTATTAAAGACATACCTTCAGTTGTTGTGGTATATTTTTTAAAACAAGACTGATGCAATGTATATTTTCCTTTGTCATCATCACGTTTGAATGATACAACAAGTAATAATTCATTTTTATTGTAAAGCCCTATATGATAATCGCTATCAGCATAATCATTAATATTATTATCATTAATAAAAAGTTTTACAATATCATCTTTAATGAATTTAGTTTCACAGCCATCGATATTAATAGTTTCATTACATCCTAATACATTGCTTATCATAGATTTAGTCACGTCATTTTTATTTAACCATTCGTCTTCAAAAATATGAAATAATTTTATACCCTTAATAGCCGCCTTTTCAGTCTTTAATAGATGATAATCCATTTTTACAAATTTATCTGAATGCCAATATAACCCATCGTATTCAAAGGCAATATTTCTTGACGGAATATAAATATCAAGTTCATTCGGCGAAATGATATTTCTATCATTAAGTATTATCGTATCTTTTATAAGTCCTCTAATATATTTTGAAATTTCGTTCTCTTCAGACGATATATTTTTACCAATTGCGCACAAAGGGCATCCGTGGCCTTGCAGATGGTTATTAGGTGTCTGATAAAACTCTCCATGTTCGGGACAGATTATACATACTTTATCAGCTCCTCTGCTATACTTTACTTTCGTGTAATCATATTTGTTATTATGAATTATATTAGCCTTCTGAATAAATTCATCTATAGTATCTCGAAATAATATCGATAAATGATGTTTTCCACATTTAGGACAACCTTGTCCTCGTAAATGTGCCGATGGTGTCTGATAAAACTCTCCATGTTCGGGACAGATTATACATACCTTCGTAGAACTATTTATATAATTTACTTTCGAATAATCATATCTGTATCCGTGAATTTCTCTCGCCTTTCGTATGAAATCATTTTTAGTCATCTTATCTTTCCTATTATCCCATAGATGCTCATTCGAGCATTTAGGACAACCTTTACTATGTAAATGCGTATTCGGAAATTGCCAAAATTCACCGTGATTGGGACATATGATACACACTTTAGTTTTTGCGTTTATATAATTGGTCTTTGTATAGTCGTACTTATTATTATGTACTATTTTGGCTTCTTCAATAAACTGTTCATTTGTCTTTGCTTGAGACTCTGAAATACGTTTCTTTTTACATATAGGACATTCTGTTAAATGTTCGGTTATTGAAGAAGGAAGTGTACTAAATAAACCGTGTGTTGGACACCTTAATTGAATTGGAGTGTGATTGTTTTTATAAACAATGTTATCAAAACTGTATGGTGAACAAGGATATTGTTTTTTTAATTTATTAATATATTCATTAGATGAAAGTCTGTTATTATTACTACAGTTAGGACAACCACAACCCTTTAAATGATTATTAGGTAATTGCAAGAATTCTCCATGTTCAGGACAGATAATATAGACTTTTGTGACAGCATTAATATATTGTGTCTTTGAATAATCGTACTTGTCTCCGTGGATTTCTCTTGCTTTTGTAATGAAATACTCAGTAGTTAATTTCTTCATAAAATTATAAGATTACCTATTTAGTATAAATATAGTAATCTTATAACCCAAGTTTCAAGTATTAGTAATCATTATATTACCATCAAAGGAAGTGGTGTTCCCTTCTTTGCTTGTATCATACTATCGACTAGCTCGGCTTGTCTCTTCATCACTTCATAAGGATTCATCCTCTGTAAACGTTCATCAAGCGACCTCATTGCGTTTTCTTTCTCTCTCTGTCCAAGATTAATATACATATTGTAGTCTAAAGTAAGAGAATTGCTTATCATACTGATATTTCCGCTATATGTTCCTCTTATTAATCCCAGTGTTTCTGCTGCTTCTCCTACCAATAATTGTCTTACTATAACTTTCGTTGGCGAGTTTAACATAGAGTAATCCATCTCATCCAAAGGAACTTGATCTGGTGTAAGTAATACATCGCTGTTTTCCTTACGGCATTCATCTACGTTGGATGGATTTACATCGTAATATGTATACCACACGGTACAATTATGAAGCGAATATTGATTCATTCCTCCTGCACCGAAAGTCAATTTACTACCAGGTGTAGACATCAGATGTATTAGATGCGTACCATTAGGTCCTGCGGTTACTTTATAAGTTAAATCACATCTAAAATATTGTTGCTTTGCTGATAAATCCGCTGCCATTGTACTCACATCTGCAAGGGGGAGTGCCCACAATCCTGCCCCCATACCATATGCCGACCCCATACCTCCGAATACAGTCGCAGAGCCAAGTCCCATTTGTCCTGTAACTCCTCCTCCGAATGTAACCCCGAAGCCTCCGTAATTTGCCCACAATGCGGCATCGGTCGTAGGTGGAGTAACCCACATTACCTTGTTAATCTCACGACCTGCAGGAACTACGTATACTTGTTTGCCGGCTTCAAGTTTAATGAAATCCTTTTTAAGTTCCCATTTTCCTCGTTGTTGGAGACCTACTTCTTTGCTGAAATATTGACTATAATCCTTGGCGATATCTAATGTCCTGACCGATAATGCATATGCAATGTCAGTATTGGTCATATCTTTTCCGTATAAGTTTGCCCAATTATTCTCTATAATGAAATTCTGTACCCTTTCGGCGTAATTTCCGACTGAGATTTCCAATAAATCACATAATTGTTCATCTGTAAGCTGGATTTTTCTAATCGGTGCTCCTAATTTTGTACGCACTTGTTGGAATAACTTTCTCTTGTCATTATCTAACTCCATTACATTCATTAATTTATATAAAAATAAATATTTACCTACTATTTATTTAAGAAGGTTAGAACCAAATCGGAACAATGAAAATTAGCAAGGACGAATTTATAAAAAGTTCGAATGAATTATATAATAATAAATACGATTATTCAAAAGTTGAATATTATAACACAGGTGTAAAGGTATGCATCATCTGTCCTGAGCATGGAGAATTTTGGAAAACTCCAATGAATCATCTGTTAGGTCAAGGATGTAAATTATGTAAACTTGCCGAAAAAAGATTAAGTATAAATGAGTTTATAGAAAAGGCGAGGAAAGTACATGGAAATAAATACGACTATTCAAAAGCCGAGTACGTAAATTATAACACCAAGGTTTGTATCATTTGTCCCGAACACGGAGAGTTTTGGCAAACACCAAGATCACACCTTAGAGGATGCGGTTGTCCTATATGTGGAGGCTGTGGAAAACTAACGACAGAAGAATTTATAGAAAAAGCAAAGAAAGTACACGGAGACAAGTACGATTACAGTAATGCAAAGTATGTAAACAATAGTACTAAGGTCTGTATCATTTGTCCCGAACATGGAGAGTTTTGGCAAACACCAAATGCCCATGTCTCGGCGAAGCATGAATGTCCAATGTGTTCCCATCAAAGTTATAAATATTCGTATAACGAAATTACTAACTTAATTAAAAATAAATATCCTAATATTAATACGATAAGTACCTCATATACTAATCGTAATGGAATAGGAAAATTCTATTGTAATTGTGTCGATGACAACAATGAAGTTCATGGCATTTTTACTAAAAAGTTCGTTGATGTTCTTAGGCACGGCTGTCCTAAATGTGGTCAATATAGTAAACTAAATAAAGAAATATTTGTAGAAAGGTCTAACAAAGTACACAACAATAAATACGATTACTCAAAGGTCGAATATAAAACAAGTGAAGATAAAGTCTGCATTATCTGTCCCGAACATGGAGAGTTTTGGCAAACACCACACAGTCATCTTTCAGGTGTAGGTTGTCCATTATGTTCAAAAGAAAAAAACATTAATGAAACTTGTCTATATGAATATATTAAAAATAATATTAACTGTAAAATTATTAGAGAAAAGAAGTTTAAATGGTTGGGTTTAAAAAGTATTGACATTTTTATACCGTCAATAAAAGTTGCGATTGAATATCAAGGTGAACAGCATTTTGAGCCAATTAAGTTTTACGGCGGTGAAAAGGCTTATGCTGAAACTATAAAGCGAGACCAAGAAAAATATAAATTATGTACAGAAAACGGGATTAAACTATTTTATTTTTCAAATTCCAAAAATA